CAGAGCCAAATTAAAAAAACTGTGGACAACTCCACCTAAAATGAGTTCGACAGAACTGTTGCAGTTATTCCACGAAAACCCACGATTAGACGGGGCTAGGGTAATTGCTCAGAAATGTGCGAACGTTGATTTATTCCTGTATGACAAGAAGGAATACAGAGTTAATAAAGACAAAGCGGAAAAGGTAGCAGACCACGAAATCTACAATCTGTTTGATGACCCTTGCCCTACATTTAGGGATTTGACAGGGTGGAATGTTCGCTATTTTGTTTTCGCCTGTTATACTCTTGTCGGTGAAGCGTACCTTCTGAAAGTCAGAAGCCCGAACGGAAAAGTAATTGCACTTCTTCCACTTTCACCAAGTTGGGTAGTAAAGACCCCGACAGTAAATGCGGAGTATTGGGAGATTTATCCTTTCGGAACAACTGCGGGTAACTCTATTGTAGTGCCTACAAATGATGTAATCGTGTTCAAGGATATGAACTTGCTTGACCCTTACGGAAGGGGCAAAGGACTTGCAGAAAGCATTGGCGATGAAATTCAGTCCGATGAATATGCGAGCAAGTACGCAAAAAATCTTTTCTTCAATGACGCAACACCTTCGGCTATCATCTACGCACCTAACGGAAATAAGGAAACCGCAGACCAAATTAAACAAAGTTGGTTGTCAAAAATGGCGGGGCTTAATCACGCTAAGGAACCAATGGTTTTGACGGGTGAAGGAAGCAAGTTTGAGAAGATTGCGAATACACCAACTGAATTGGACTTTGTAAATTCAAGAAAGTTTTTAAGAGACAGTACAAACGAGCATTTCAGAATACCACCCGAAATTATGGGTATTTTGCAGAACTCGAACAGAAGCACTATTGAAAGTGCGGACTACCTTCTGAATAAAAACGTTTTGAGTGATTATCTCAGAATGTATGAGCGAAATATGAACACTCAGTTATTGTGGGAAGATTTTGACCCCGAACGTGTCTACATTTTAAGACACGAAAACATTATTTCAGAAGATGTTGAACAGAAATTAAAGATTGCGACAGAAGGTTTGAGAAACGGGGTTTTGACTGTAAACGAATGGCGAACTGCTATGGGTTATGATATTGACGAAAAAGGCGGTGATGTTTACTTGCGAAGTTTTGCACAGGAAGAAAAGCCTTTTAATTCAGAGCCAATTGAACTTCCCGAAATTCCCGATGATGATGACGGGGTGACACTTCCCGAAGTAGAAGGGGGCGAAGGTGAGAATAATTCAGATGACAATGCGGGTAAGGATAACCATACTCTTAGTGAGAAGGATTTTCTCGCATTGCGTAAAGAGTATTGCAAGAAGCATAAAGTAATTGAAGCAGACGAAGCCGAGGAAAAAAGACGGGTGAAGATTTGGAAGGCTTTTGACGTAAGGGCGAGAAGTGTAGAAGCACCTTTCAGAACTGCGATGAATAAAAGTTTTGACAAGCAGTTTGAAGCGGTAAGCAAGGCAATCGGGGAAGCGGTAGATAATAACAAAGATGTTGGAACGGTAATTGAAAACCTTTTCAATAACGAAATGGCAGACAAACTTAAACACAGTTTGGCAAGTGCTTTCTTGAAGGGGCTTGAAGTTGGTGCTACTCACGGTGCTGATACTTTGGGTAAGAAAGATTACAAGGGTATTTCTGATGAAGTGAAACGGCTCTTTAATTTGTGGATTGACGAACACGGCTTGGAATTGTGTAAGACTATCAATGACACCACAAAGAGAGAGTTGAGAAAGGCGTTATCAGAAGCCATTACAGAAGGATTGAGTACAAGTCAGCAGAAGAAATTATTAATTGAAACTGCGGGCGATGTATTCACAAAGGGCAAAGAGTGGAGAGCCGAACTTATTGCAAGAACTGAAAGTTGCAGTACGGTAAATGCGGGAACTGATTTGCTCTATCAGTCGGAAGGGGTGCAAAATAAGATGTGGATTGCAGTACGTGATGACCGCACTAGAGATATGCACTTAGCAATTGACGGAACAGTTATTCCTATGGGGGAAAAGTTTGAAATGCTAAACGGGGATTTAATGGAATACCCCGCAGACCCTTACGGAAGTGCTGATAATGTTTGTAACTGCCGTTGCAGTATAGCTCCGTTTGTTGAGTAGATATAAAATAGGGGGAATGAAAATGAACAGTAAGACTGCAAAGAAGGTCAGAAAGGAAATTGACAGAAAAGAGCGTGTACTTGCGGAAGGTATTTTAGACTCACTTAATTATCTGCCATTTTGGAAACGTGTAAAAATTGCGGTTAGAATTATCCGCAAGAAACTATAAAAAAAGCGGGGTATTAAAATGACTACGATGTTGGATAAGGTAGCGGTTGCGGGTGATATTACACAGGCAATCGACAGGACAGGTTGTTGGGCTTGTGCATTGACAATTATTGGCGGAACTTCGGAAACTGCCGTAAAATTGCAGAGTTGCGATACTGCTGACGGAACTTTTGAAGATTTCAAGGAATTGATTTCTAGTTCAGAAGCAAGTGCAGAACAGTACAAAGGCTTTGTAGTTGATTTGTTCGGTGCTAAGAAGTTTATCAAGGTTGTAGGTGCTACAATGGCAACTGCGGTATTCGGCGACTGCGACCACGATGTAAAAAAGATTACGGTAAAAGCGGGAGAAATCCCTAGCGGTGCTGATTTGGAAAATAACAAAGCGGTAACAATTGACGTTTCTGCATATACCGAGCCTGTTGTAGTCAATCCAACTTCGGGCAAAGACGGTATGAAAAAGACAACCGTAACTCTTGATAACATACCTAGCGGGGGCGAAGTCGAAGCAAATAAAACGGCTACAATTGATGTATCACAGTATACTGAGCCTGTTGAAATAACTCCGACAAGCCCTAACGACAGTATGGCAAAGGCGACAATTACCCTGTCAAACATTCCTAGCGGTGGCGGTGGATATAATTTCTACGGTTGGTCTCATTTAGATTTAGAAGAAGGTACTTCGGTTTGTTTCACCTTAACAGAAACACCAACTACTAGCAATAAGTCTTATCCTAATGGTTATGTGTTGGAAAATCCTGCGGGTGAGCCAAAAGCTATTACTGCCGTTGGTTCAAATGAAATCACAGTTGATAATGTTGTCTATATTCGTGATTCGACATGGGATTTCTCATTAACAGTGTAATAAAAGGAGATTATATGAAACTCGAAAAAGGTATTTTGACAAAAAAAGATTTGCCAATAAAAGTTGAAGATTTAGGCGAACGCACTGTGCGTTTTACTATTTCAAAAGAAGTAACTGACCGTGACGGTGATATTTTACGGGCAGAAGGCGTTGATTTTAGTAATTATATGAAAAATCCAGTATTCCTTCCGTTTCATAATACACGCGATTTTCCATTGGGAAAAGTTACCAATTTTTGGGTAGAAGGAAAATCTGTAAAAGCAGATGTCTATTTTCCTACATTGGCAGAGTTGTCAAGTGATTTAAGCAATGTAAGTGAGAAAGCCCGTCTTATTGATTTTTGCTTCCACTGTTATAAGACAGGTATGCTTAATGCGGTAAGCGTTGGTTTTATCCCGTTGGAATGGGTAGAAACAAAAGACGGTTACGACATTACAAAATGGGAATTGTTGGAGTTCTCAGCGGTGGCAGTACCCGCAAATCAAGACGCAATTGCAGAAGCAGTAAAGTCGTTCGGGCTTGATAAATCAGTTGTCAAGGATTTCTTTACAAGTGAAAAATCGGGCAGAAAAATCAGTGCGGAAACAAGAGCAGTCTTGGATAAAATCAAGGCTTGCGGTGATAAGTTGGAAGAATGTCAGAAAACCTTAAAGGCTTGCGGCGATGAAATGAAAGCACTCTTGAAGGAACTTGACGACCCCGAAGATAACTCCGAAGATAACTCCGAAGATGACGATGAAGGGGGAGATAACACCACCGATGACGATGACGAGAAAGGTTTTGAACTTCCCGTTATTGATGATGAAAAAGGTTTTGAGTTGCCAATAATCGAAGATTAAGGTATTATAAAAAGTGTCATATTACTAACCTTTTGCCCCGTCTTTCTGAAAAGGAAGCGGGGTTTTTTATTGTCTATTCAGTGAATGATTTTGTTTATTCAGTATACAGATTTGTTTACTAAGTGAATGCAAGTGTTTACTGAGTGAACAGATTTGTTTACTGAGTGGACTTAATAATAAATTTAAAAAACAAATAAATAATAAATTTAAATATATTGTGTACTGCGTACACGTGGTTGAAATGTTTCTAAAAAAATATACGTGGGGTAGGAATTTCCTATATCTCCTTATTTAGTCAGAAGGTGCTTATATTAATTCAGAAAAAGTGATATATTAATTATATGCCCGAAAGGTGCTTAAAACACCGAATAGGGCAAATCTTATTTTTTAGGAGTTTTCGCTATATGAAAGACGAAAATCTAATAACATTTGAAAACCCTATTTTAGGGACACTTAGGGGCTTCATTGATGACAAAACAAATGAGCCGTGGTTTCTTGCGGGACAGGTATGTCGCAGTTTAGGAATTAAAGATACAGGGCGTGCAATTCAAGAATTAAAGCAAAGAATGCAAGTTGTTGAACAGTTTTATACAGAAAAGGGGGCTACTTCAAAGCGGGCTTACAACTGTGTAGTAAAAAAGGTAAAACTTACTTGTACTAATTTTGGAAAACAGGAAGTCTTTATTATTAATGAACAGGCTTTGTATGAATTAATTTTTGCAAGTCGCAAGCGAACTGCCATTGTATTTAGAGCGTGGGTTACAGGTGAAGTATTACCCGCATTGAGAAAACACGGTGAATACAGAATGAACGGTAAATTAATCAGACGTTCATTGACTGACACAATCAAAACAGAAATTGTTGATAAGTCAGAAAAGCCTAGTGCTAAGTTTGCCTATTCAAATTATTCAATGCTGATTAATAAATCTTTGGGGCTTCCTTCCAAAGTGGACAGAAACACGCTTTCTGATGAAATGTTGGAGAAGGTGGCAAGAAAAGAAAATCTTGTATCAGCATTAATTCAAGAAGGGAAAGATTATCAGACAATCAGAAGCATAATAATTGGGAAGTGATTTTTTGAACTATCAAGGGTTTGTGTTATAATTCAACCATTCCTCCTATTTTTTTCTTGGACTGTTGAAGTTGGAAACAATTTTGACAGTCCTTTTGATTAATGCTATATTTTCATAAAAGGAGAAAAGACCAATGACAAAAAAGACCTATAATCTTATTGTTGGCGTAGTTGGTGGTTTGTCTGCTATTGCGATTGCAGTAGTAACATTCATTGACCCTTCTTATGCGGTGGCAATCAACGCTTCAATTTCGATTGGAAGCACTGCAATTGTTGAAATTGCCAATCAGTTTGTAAAAGCGTAAAAAGGGCGGTTTTAAGGGCTTTTTTCTGCAAATAGTAAAAGTTATCGACCAAGCAGTTAAAAGCCCGTCAAAACCAATCCTAGACCCTGTTTTAGGGGTGTTTTAAGTTGTAACGAAGTGCAGAAAAAAGAGTAAAGGACTTACTCTTGTGAAAGTATCACAAAAGCACACAAAAGGGCGTAGCCCTAATAAAATATAAAATCCGTTTTGGGAGAAAAAAAAATGGCAAGACCAATGGAAATGAAAGACCTTGAAAATCTCATTGACGAGAGATTGAAGGCACAGACAGAAGCCGTTAAAAACGACTTGCAGAAAGAGTTGGGTGCGGGTGTACCACAGGCACAGATTGATGAAGCAGTGCAGAAGGCAGTTGCCGAAGTTACTGCAAAGGCACAGAAGGACAAAGAAGAGAACATTAAGTATCTTGAAGCCTTCAAAGAAGCAGTTTCAAAAGACGAAGGCGACTTCGTAAAAGAAACACCTGTTTCAATCGTAAATCAGATGATTGCTTCGGCTACATCTGCTATGGGTGCAAAAGGGGCTCACAACGTTGCACAGGTTTCAAATGAAGATATTCTTGCACAGGCAAAGAAAGACTTCCCTTATTCTAAAGGACTTCACAAAGTTCTTGAACAGAAAAAGCAGTTGAATGCGGGTACACCTTCGGAAGGTGGCTTCACAATTCCTTTGGCTTTCAGCGGTGAGTACATTGACGCTCTTGTAGCAAAAACACTCATTGATAAATTGAATATCCGCAGAGTTCCACTTATTCACGGAAACCTTTCAATTCCACGTATGGACAGTACATCTGCTGTATCTTGGGTTGGTGAGATTTCAAAAGGTGGAAAAACTCAGCCTACATTCGGCGAAGTAAATATGCGTGCAAAGAAATTGAAGGCTATTACTGCAATTTCTAACACACTCTTGAACGAAAGCGGTGTAAATCTTGAAGGTTGGATTTCGGAAGACCTTATGAGAAAAACCCGTATTGCTCTCGATAACGCACTTTTGAACGGTACAGGCTCACAGTATCAGCCACTTGGTTTGGCTAATAATCCTAATATTCAGACTGCGGGAAGTTCATCAACTGCACTTGCTCTGACAACTCCAAACGATATGGTTGCTCTGTTGGAACAGGCTAACGTAAACCTTGAAAACGTTCATTGGTTGCTTAATCCAATCGGTGAAAGTTGGTTGAGAAATAAAGCGTTCGCTTCGGGTCCATTCGCTTGGTCTGATGAAATGGCACGTACAGGTAAACTTCGTGGATTTGATTTCCATTCAAGTTCAACAGTTGCTTATACTTCAAAAGCGGGGGCAGTAGAAGCCTATGCTGACTTCTGGCTTGGTGATTTCGCAGAAATAATGTTCGGTGTAGCACGTGATATTACAATCGAAATTTCACGTGAAGGCTCATTTACAGATAACGGTCAGACAATCTCAGCATTCGACCAAGATTTGACACTTATCCGCCTTATCACAGAATGTGATTTCGCTTGCCGTCAGCCAAAAGCATTTGTACACGGTACATTTGCAGAAGCCTAAGCAATAATTATAAGGGTGTCGAAGTAAGTAGACACCCTTTAATCTTGATATACGGGAGAAAAGAAAAATGACACGTTCTAAACTTTTTGAACAGGTTGAAGTTATTTCAGACGGAACAAGTGCATTTGCTAAAGGCGGTGCTAGTTCTTTGGTTTTGGTAACAACAGGGTCAGATAAAAAATTGCAACACTGCGATACATCTGACGGAACTTATGAAGACTTCGTTACAGGACTTGGTGCGGGTGTTCATAACATCGACATTTCGGGTGCTAAAAAGTATCTGAAATCAAATGCTACAACTGCAATCGGAGTTCTTGGCGATTTCGATGTAGAGCCCGTAAGCAATTCGTAAAGGGGAAATATAATGCTCTGCAAATTATCTGATGTAAAGACACTTCTAGGAATAAACGTTCTCGACACATCTTTAGATGATAAATTAACCTTGTATATTAAAATGGCAAGTGCAAAAATCGAAGGATACGTTGGCTATTCATTCGGAAGAAAAGTTTATACAGAAGAATTGCAGAGCGTTAATAATCGTCAAGTTGTTTATTTTAATCATTTCCCTATTCAGTCAGTAAGTGAAGTTAGTATCAACGGGGAAGTTATAAATGACTATAAGATTTTGCCGAAGTATGCAAAATGGGGCGGTCTATATCGTGGTAATGGTTGGACAGGAGATTATTTTACACGTGGATTTACTCACGATGTTGTCAGCGGTGCGTGGGAGATTAAGGGAACTTATACTGCGGGTTATTATCTGCCTAATGATGTTGGGTATGTAGAAGGGGCGGACGACAGTTTACCAATGGACATTTCAACAATCTGTATGGAGTTGGTAGAACTTAAATATAATTTTGAAATCAACGGTGCAATCGGTTTAAAAAGCCATTCAGAAGGCGGTATAAGCGATAGTTTTGGCGATAGTTCTAGCGATGTGGGTTTGTCAGAAGGTGCTAGAAAAATACTTGACGAGTATGTTTTTTACGGGGTTGCATAATGGTTAGATATATAAATGCAACCGTTCATATTTTGGAAAAGACAACTGAAGAAAACTACGAAGGAGATTTAATTTGCAGTTATTCAGAAGTTGAAACAATAAAAGGTGATGTTCAGCCCGCAAGCCTTAGTCAAGATGAACGTATGATTTACGGACTTAGTACAAGAAAAGGCTTGATTAGAAAGTTTTTCTATAACGGACTTCATACGAATGTAAAGGCGGGGAACAGGGCAAAAGTTGAAAGTGATTTATCGGGAACGACAGAAACTTTTGAAATAATGCCCGTAAACGCATGGGCACGGCACGGGGAATGTTTGCTTGTACCCGTTGAAAATGAAGTTGAAGAAGGTTTTGTGCCGTTGAACAATGAAGCGGGAAATAATACAGGGGATAATGCGGGAACAGGCGATAACGGGTCTGTTTTTCAAGATTAGGGAAATATCATCAAGTAAGGTTAGAAAGTTGCTCTAAAGCAATCCTAGCCCTTGTTTTGGGGGTGTTTTATGAATTACAGTGGAAACGTTGAAGATTTCAAAAAGTTCTTGGCAGAAAAAGCAACCTTAGCAGAAAAACAGTCTGTAAAATGGGTGCAGAAAGTTTGTCAGAAAGTTGAAGCAACTTCAAAGCAGATTATGCGGGATAGTCCTACTGACAGTTCAAAATCTTACGGAAAGCACAATCATCACCCTTCATTTCCTAACAATCCGCCTTCACCCGACACAGGTGCATTAATGCGGTCTGTTACCCATTCGGTAAACATCGAAGGTGACAGGGCGGTTGGTTATGTAGGAAGTATTCTTGATGAATACCCTAGAGATTTGGAGTTCGGCACAAGCAAAATGCAACCTAGACCGTGGCTAAGTGCGAGTTTGGAACAGAACAGGGATTGGATAAAAAGTCAGTGGCAGAAATTGAAAGGCGGTAACTTATGATTGACACGAAGCAGTATGTAAAAGGGCTTTTGAATAATCAGACACTTTTGGAGAAATTAGGAAAGTATGGTAAGATATATGCAAGTTACCCAAATGAAGTAACGGTTTTCCCGTGTATAATTTACACGGAAGAAAATCAGTACGATGATTGTTTTTATGACAACTTTGCAGAAGGGTCGGGCGTAAAAGTAAGAATACACGTGTTCACAAAAGTGAACAGTGGATTTCCTACTACTTGGGATATTGGAAGTGTTATACATTCAATTTTCAGAAATGATTATTGGAGTTGCACTTATAATTCGGAAATGTCAGACGTTGATGACAACGTAAGGCATAGGGTTATGGATTTTACGAAGGGCTTTTATAGTCCTTCTGAAATATAACGTTATATTTTGGGAGAAAACAAAATGAGTAGAGAAGCACCAAAAATTGGTTTGGACAATGTCTATATCGCCAAAGTTATTAGCGATACGGCAGACGGTATTGTTTATGAAACACCTATTCCTTTGAAGGGTGCGGTAAACATTTCAATCAACCCTAATTCTAGCGTAGATGTAGACTATGCGGACAACGGGGCATTTGTATCAATGAACAATCGCGGAGTAGTAGACGCTACTCTTGAAATGATTGACGTTGATAATGCTATCATCGCTCAGATGTTAGGTCAGAGATACACTCGCGGTGTTATCACCGAAGGAAGCCTCGACCAGTCACCTTATTTTGCAATGATGTTCAGAGTATTAGTTGCGTCAAGTGGCTCAACACCTGTTTATCATCTTTTCTGCTACGCAAAAGGTCGTTTCAGCGTACCCGAAACAACTGCGGACACAAAGAAAGATACAATTGATTTTGGACACATTACACTTAATGCTCAGTTTATTAACACAAATTATGATAATAAACTTATCTGTTCTCATTGTAGAACAGATGACCCAGCAACTCAGAGCGATATTGTAAACAGTTGGTTTAACAATCCTATTTTGTTGCCTACACAATTCCAAGGTGTAGTTACACCAAGCCTTGTTGAAGGCTCTACTTCATCAACTGCTATTGTTAAGTTCACTGCGGCTGTATCAGTAACCTTTAATCTGCTTTCAACCACAGTTCTTAGAAATAATACTGTATGTTGTTTTGACGCTTCGGGAAATGCTGTATTATTTAATGTTACTTTACTTGACGAAACCCCTGTGGCAGAACCTAGATTGCAGATTTCTAAATTCGCATCAGCAGAGCCGATTAAGACTATCGTAATTACTGCGGGCTTGAAAACTACAATAGGCGGTAGTGCAGTAAATACAGTTTTGACAATTGCTTAATAAAAGCATTTTGCAAAAAGCCCCTAAGTAGTGTATATTTAATTGACACTCTTAGGGGTGTTTTTATTTAACCAAAAGGAGAAAATAGGAAATGAAAAAAGAAAAAGAAGAAGTAGACGAATTGAAAGCGGTTGTGCCGACAGAGTTCTTTCTTAACTTGGGCGGAAAGAAAAGACAGATTAAGTTCGGAAATCTTTCCCTTGCACGTGTTGAAGAAAAATACGGGACAGTAATGAATTTTGACGCAGTACAGAAGGATATGGCAGAAAAGCCAATGCAGACTATCCCGTGG